AGTTATTGATGAAAGAAATTCAGAGATCGCACACGCACAATTGCTTGAAGAAATAAAGGGTGATGTGATGAAGTTTGTTGACAATGCAAGATCATTGTTTGCACACGTCCCTGAACCCCTTGAATATCAACTTGCATACGTCTTGAAATACACTGAACAACTTTGTCTTGAACTTCACGTTGCGTTTGATGACAACTATTGGGATGCAACTATCCGTGAAATTTTGGAGGGTAAACAATGAAGAAAATATCTGAAATGAGCCTTGAAGAATTGCAGGATTACGCAATCACTCTTGAAGGTGAAAAGGCCTCTTTGATTGAAGAAAAGGCCTCTTTGAACGTTCAAATTGCAGAACGTGACGATCTAAACCGTCAACTTCAAAAACGCAACAATGAGTTGTTTTTGAGGGTTGAACAACAAGTTCCGGGTAAAGCGGATCCCGTTGAAGATGAAAAAGAAATTGAATCTTGTGAAGATTTCGCAAGAAATTTGATAATTAAAAAGGAGAAATAAAACATGGCAAGTCTTTCAGTCAGTGTGTTGAACACTATCAGAAACAACGCAGACACACTCTATCAATCACGTGTGCCTGAGGCAACCAAGACCAACATCAATGAGATTGGACGTGTATTCAGTGAATACAACAATGTGTATAACACATTCATTGATTCACTCATTCACAAAATTGGTCTTACACTTCTTCAAACAAAGAGTTTTGAAAACAAGTTGAAAAGATTCAAGTCAGGATCCGTCTTGACTGAACAAGACATTGAAGAAATCTTTGTTGAACAATTCAGAACCGCAGAAGGTTCATACGATCCCAACGGTGGCATGGGAACCGGTGGCATTCATCCTTTCACCCGTAGATCTTATCAAGACGTTCAAGTCATGTACCACCGCATGAACCGTCAAGACAAGTATGTCATCACCCTTTCAAAGATTGATGTGATCCGTGCATTTAGAAGTGAGGCAACACTCAATGCCTTCTTGACCGCACAATTCAATTCAATCTATACCGGTGCGGAATATGATGAATACATCCACATGAAGAAACTTCTTGCAGAGGCAATCAAGGATGAAAAGACATTCACCGCATACGTCCCTGCAATTGACGGAACCGTGGACACTGCAAAGGCATTCATTCGCACATGCAAGAAAGTTGTCAAGGATCTTGAATATCCTTCAACCACCTACAATCCCGCAGGTGTTAAGACAAAGAGTGATGCAAGTGAATTGGTCATGTTTGTCAACAAAGACGTTGCAGTCCACATGGATGTTGACTACTACGCACAAGTCTTTGGTCCCAACTATGCAAAGATGAACATTGAAGTTGTTGAACTTGACAACTTTGGTGATGATGAATCAGGCACATACGCATTGATTTGTGACAAGGATTGGTTCAAGGTTTATGACACTTTGAATGAAATGGAAGAAATCAAGAACCCCGAAGGCCTCTACACCAACTATTGGTTCCACGTGTGGCAAATCTTGTCATATAGCAAGTTCAAGAACTTTGTGAGAATCGCAAAAGAAAGCACCGGTGCATAAGAGGTGAAGTGAAATGGCAATTCCAAGCGGTGAAATCTATCTTTTGAATAATGTGCCTATTATGGCGGATTATCAACACACGTTTGATTTTGATGATCGGAATCAACAATTTTCCTATTGGAGGGGGTATGTCAAACATACCCTTTCCAACTACACATACGTGAGGAAAGAACGTGAATATTTGTCCGTGGAATTGACAATGAATCAACTTGAAGATGTCAACTACATGATTTTCCGCCCGGCAAATGATGAACGTTGGTATTATGCTTTTGTCACTGACAAGAGATATAGCAATCCCCATTCAACGGAAGTATTCTATTCAATTGACGTGATGCAAACATACATGTTTGACGTGAAGTGGAAACCTTCATACATCAAACAAGCACACGTTGACCGTTGGGATGCGGATCACAAACCTATTTACTCCATGACGGATGAAGGTCTTGACTATGGATCTGACTATTGTGTTGAATCAGGATTCAAGATTGAACAAGATGAAGGCATCTATTGGGCATTGATCACGTTGAAGGATTATAGTTCTTTGGCGGATGAAGGTCTTGTCATAGACAACACAAAGTCATCACCGGGACGTTCATCTTTTGCGTGTGCCATGATGCCTTTTGACAACATACCGCACACATCTGAAAGTGGGAGTATGTTCAAATGGTATGACAAAACGTTGTCACCGTTTGATGATTTCATCAAGTTGATGTTGAATAGTGCGATCGGAAATTTTGTCCAATCAATCGTGATCTTGCCATACAATCCTGCGATCTTCAATTTGTCAAAGACGGATGTAGGTGCAGGTCCTCAATATACGATCACGGAAAATGGCGGTGTTGGTTTTGCAACAACTACCATTGACAACGTGACGATGTTGATGCTTGGCACATTGACAAGTGGTCAAGGTGTTTTGGCCGTTGATGATTGGGATCTTGGCTTGAAGGATTCTTTGCCTACTGATGCAGAATGGGAGGAATTGAAAGCAAAACCCCGCACAACAAAACGTGACAAACGGTTTGAAAGCAAACTTTTGTGTTCACCATATAGACAAAACATTTTGACGGATTGGAGGACAAACCCCGTTGTGTATAAGAATGAATATATGACAACGGACAAACTTGAAATTCTCTACAACTATGCATTTTCTCACAATGCTCCGTTCAGGTATTGGGTGAAGGATTATAAGAGGGATCCCGAAGGAAGATACACATCATTGATGCAACCTATGGCCCTTGAATTGCCCGTCATATCGGATGCGTATTCAACTTATTTGCTTGAAAACAAAAACACTATTGAGGCAAATTTGCAGAATGCGAAGATCTCCGCATACACAAACATTGGTATGAGTGCGGTGAACGGTTTTGTTCATGGTGACAGTCCCGCAGGAACGTTGATTGGTGGTGTTTCAAGTGCGATCATGGGTGCCGTTCAAGGTGCGGTCAATGTTGGTCAGTTGATTCGTTCAGAGAATGCAAAACAACAAGACATTCAGAACAAACCTGACACGTTGATCAACTCAACGGATTCCGCCTTCAACGTGAATGATAAAAACACCGGGATTTCCTTCTATCGCATGAAGATATGTTGTGAGAATGAAGAAATCTTGTCAGAGATCTTCAACATGACCGGATATAAGGTCAACCGTGTTGAGATCCCCAACACCCGTTCACGTGTGCGATTCAACTTCATTCAGACCGGTGGTGCAAACGTGGTTGGATCTATCAATCAAAGTGATTTGATGAAGATCCGTGAGATCTATGACCGTGGAATCACGTTGTGGCATTATTCGGAAAAAGATTTCAATCCGTTGGATTATTCTTATGAAAACATAGAGGTCAATTTGCTATGAGTATAATAAAATTTTCAGGTGTAAAACCCGGCAAAGCAAAACAAAATGACGTGGAAAACTTCATCACGGAATCGTTCTTGTATGAACGTTTCCGCCTTTTGATGATCAATCAATTCAAGTGGAATGGTCTTGAAGATGAAAACATCCAAGAACGTCACATTGAAAATTTCCTTTTTGATGACGGGATGTGTGCGATCTTTGAGGACAAGGAACTTGGCTTTCTTTGTTTGCCCTGTACGGGCAAAGGTCAACAAAACGTCATGGGTGATTTTGTGAAATACTGTGTGACCGGAAACAATTATTCAAAGGTCTTGACCATTGATGAATGTGTGGTGATTGAGAACAATAAAATGCGTATGCCTACACACAAGGCGGTTATGTATTTTGTGGATCAACTCTATCACCGCAAACGTTCATTGGACGTGAACGTCAAACAACTTCGTTTGCAAACACTATTCACGGCAACGGACAAAAACGTGTTGACCGTGAAGAAGATCATTGATGAGATTGAAGAATACAATTGGGCCGTCATATCAGATGCAACAATGCCAACGGACGATATTGTCAAGGCAGTTCCTACGGGTGTAAAACCCCTGCTTGCAGAACTGCGTGATGATTACAATGCCGTGATGAATGAGGCCTTGACGTATTTCGGGATCAACAATGCAAACACGGATAAACGTGAACGTCTGATCACGGATGAGGCCAACGCAAACAACCAACTGATTGATTCATGTTGTCAAATGTTTTTGGAGGCCCGTGAACGTGCATGTGAAGAAATCAACAAGAAATTTGGATTGAACGTTTCCGTTGAATTGAGAAATAAAAAAGAGGAGGTCATTGAAGATGTGGAACACATGGATCAAGAAACTATTTCCAATGAGCAGTGAACACGTGACAATGGAACTGCGTGAAGTGGTCAAGGATGCGGACATCTTTGATCGTTGCGATCCATTCCCTATTTGGGATGAGGATCACCGTGGTGAACTTGAAAAGAAGATCATTGAACACTACTATTTCAGACAAATAGGTTTTGAAACAGTCGGAAGGTTCAAGTTCATGTTGAACGTGAGATTGCGTGAGATCATGCCACGATATAACAAACTATATTTGACCACTCAATACAAATACAATCCTATTGAAAACTACAACATGGAGGAAGGTTCCGAAGATAACCGCAAGGTGAAAGGTGACAACCTTTTGAAGTATTCGGACACTCCCCAAGGCCCGTTGTCTGATGTGAAGGAAGGAAAATATCTGACAAGTGCGAACCATACGGAGGATGTTTCGGAAGGTTCTGAAAAGCATTCCGCATGGAGGCATGGAAACATCGGTGTGACCACTACACAACAGATGATTGAGCAAGAAAGAAACATCACCATTGATCTTGACATGATGATCATTAGTGATCTCAAAGATCTCTTTATAGGAGTATATTAAGATGAAAAGAATTGAAAAGATTATAAATCCTTATATTCCGGAACAATTCAAAAATTCCCTTGAATGTTGTTGTGAAGATCTTTCCGCAGAGGTCCCAAAAGGCTGGATTTCCCGTTATACGGCCGTTGCAGTCAATGAAGGGGATTTACTCCGGGATGACATTACCGGTGCTTATACACCCCAAGGAGGATGTGTGAGTGGTGCATACATATTCCGTGCTATGGTGAAGGAAGATGATGAACCTGCGATCCTCCAAAAGATCAGGATCACGGACGGATCAATTGTGAAGGAATCCAACTCCCTTGTTTTGGGACATGCCAATGACATGTTCATGAAAGAGGGATTTTTGTATGTCCTCCACAGTTCATCCACAAACATTCTTTACAAGGTGGATCCGGAAACCTTTGAACTTTTGGAAACAATCTCAACCGGTCCCACACGTTGGGGACAAGCATATAACCCTGATGACAAGATTGACGTGATCGGTCCCGTTGGATCCGCATATTTGACGGTGTATCTGAACGGACAATTCATGTATAGAATCAAACCGGAAAATGCATTCAGTGGCTTGGTCCGTCAAGGTATATTCTGCGACAAGAACTATATTGGTGTGGTCCTTGACAACACCTACGGTGCAGTCATTGAGAACTCCCAAGGATCCCGCATAATGTTCTACACTTGGAACGGAATGTTCATCAAGAGTGTTCACGTGCCTATTCCTGAAATTGAATGGGCCGACTACGTTGACGGCATCTTGTATGTTGGAACCTATGACGGCAGGGATTCAAATGACGTGAAGTCAGGCAAGATCTATAAGATCCCGTTTGATCTCTATCCTGAACAAACGGTTTTGACCGGCCGTCCCACGGACGTGTCCGGAGGTCTGAACAATCTTCACCGCCTCCCCGAAGGGACACCGGTCAAGTTGTGGGAAGGTAGCCAAATGGACGGCACAATCACTCTTGCAACGGCCGGAACGTCCCTTCAAATGGATGAGGACGGCCCGTTCAGATATTTGAAATTCAAGTTTGACGGTGCAAATGCACAGGTCTTTGATTGGTTCCCAACAAACGGTGGCACGGTTGCCCTTCGTGAATTTGACGTGACCGCAGCGGAACAAGATTCAACGATCCGTCACCGTGAAACACGTCTTGTCTTTGACGTGGCAACACAGTCATTCAACATCGCATCTTGCATCATTGAAGAAATCAAGTTTGATGCAAGTGAAAACAAAATTTCAATCACAAAGAATCCCGAAGGTATTGACTGCAACAAAGTCAGATCAATTTGGGGTGTTATATAGGAGGAAAACAAAATGTTTGCAACAATCGGCCTACTTCGTGAACGTGCGTTGGCTTTGAGGTCATCCGTCCACAATGAACAGTGCTTGTCTGCCGTTGAATTGGCGGGCATGAACGCAAAGAAAACAAATGAGATCATTGACGTTGTGAATGAACTTTGCAACGTTGTAGAATCAATCGTTGATGCCACGGATTTGGTTTTTGTCTATGATGCAGAAACTGAAACGTTGTCGGTCAGAACTAAGGAGGTATAAAAATGAACGAAGAAAAATGTTTTTGTCATCTTGGTGAATATGCCGTGAAAGATGCAACCGCACGTGCGGACATTGAACATATCAAAAAAGACATTGAAGAAATTGAAGAAAAACACATTCTTGAAAATAACGAATTGATTGCAAAGACAAGTGAAGTTGAAGGAAAAGTTTTGGCACTTGAAACTATCAAAGAGGACGTTGAACAATTGAAACAAAAAACGGCACTTGACGATGTGAACAATCTTTATGTCAACGTGAAAGGTGGTGCATTAAGTCAACCAAACAACAAGATTTCTTTGACTGACGTGAGTGTCAAACTTCGTCACAAATCAGATGACGGAACCGTCACAAACGTGATTGAAGATCCTATTGAAATCCAATCCCTTGAATTGCCTATCATTCCCGGTGACAACGTTGAATTTACATTCTCAGGCAAAAATATTAAAATCAACGCAACGGGTGGCGGTTCAAACTATTCCGCAGGTGCAGGAATTGAACTTGTTGAAGAAGATGACGGAACCGTGTCAATCAACAATTCAGATGCATGGACTGAAATAAATGTGACAATCCCTCCAAGTGGGGAAATCTTCTTGGAAGATTTGGGCATTCAGGAATCAACCCATTGTTTTGCAGAGGGTTATTATTTTATGAATGGTCCTTTAACCGAACAATATATAGGAAGTACGATTGTTAATGGTTTTCACCTTCAACAAATGGGAATTTCTTTTATTTTGACCGGCATACAGGCGGTTGATGCTCTTAGATTTGCGGATGGTGATATGGTTTTTACCAATGACGGAGAGAATGACGTCATAATCACAGGAATTGTGAAAATCCACAAGGTATTTGGTGAATAACTATGGCAACAAATGAACAAGTAAAATCATTCATTAAACTTTTGGGTGGTCTTGCGGTGGCGGAATGCAACCGCAGGATTTCCCTTGGGGAAGGTTTTGTCCTGCCGTCCGTGGTTATTGCCCAATCCGCCCTTGAAACCGGGTACGGAACCGCAGGATTGATGACACGTGCAAATGCCTTCTTTGGAATCAAGGCGGGCGGATCATGGACCGGGAAAGTCTATACGGCCAACACATGGGAAGTTCAGGACGGTGAGGCATACAACACAACCGCAAATTTCCGTGCGTATGATTCACTTGAAGATTCCGTCCGTGACTACTTTGATTTGATCACCGGTGCATCAAGATATTCAAAGGCAATTTCCTATGGATTGGACAAGTCAAAGTGGTTGACCGCACGTGAAACGATCACGGCTATTTGGTCAGGCGGGTATGCCACGGATAACCTCTACGTTCAAAAGAACATGAACATCATTGAATCACGTGATCTGACGTCTTGGGATAACATGATTGACGGTGTGTCAAACGTTTTCGGTGTGATCAGGTTTGAGGCAAGTGATTTTGTTCAAGGTGCTTTGATCGTGACGGATTCAGGCCGTTCAATTGGCTTGGATCCTACGGACACAACAAAGATTTCAATCCCTTGGGATAAGAAATTCACTATCACAAAGAAAGACACGTATCGTGTTTTTATGGGTGGATTCAACGGAACGTATAAATTGCATCTTGCAAAACTTGTTGGGGACACCGCAACAATTTCAAATGGATCACCTATTGATCAATACACCGGATATATTGACATGGTTGATATGACACCCGGTGACTATTCCTTCATGCTTTCTAAATCCTCCGGTGAGGCAATCACACCGGCAGAAATACAAGATGCCTATGTTGGGGTAGATTGGGAAACGTTCCCCGGATCCAATGAGGTTGTGAAATCCGTCCTAGCCTACTTCGTGAAAGTTGAATAAAAAAGAGAAAACCACGGTGATGGACCGTGGTTTTCTTTTTCAAGGAAATGAGATTGCATTATTGCAAACAAAGAGATTTAGAATTGAGAGGCGGGAAGGGACAAGACGTGCATCAAAACCGGTTGACAAGACCGAACAGGCCCGTGGTCCGTTATTAGCGGATGTCCCCAAGGAACCTGCCTTGACCTTAAACGTTTGCGTTCCCGCATAATTATATTAACATAATATTCAATAATTTGTCAACAATTTTTCGTAAAACTTTTGTTTTGCGGATTGATCGCAGAAATAAAGATCCCCACGTTCAATCAGGATGCAAAGTCTTTTTGCGATCGCATTATTCTTCTTGAACATGATCATGCTTGGATCGTCATCCTTCATGTCCACGGGATCAGACACCCACGTCCTGAACTCCCCAAAACGTGGTTCATAGTTGCGGTCAATATAATAACGTTGATATTTATAATCCTGCCACAAACTGAACTTGTCCCCGTCAAATATGAATTGATATAGTTTGTTGGAGGCCGTTTCCGGTCTTGCGGTGATGTATGAATCTGAATCCCGCAGGAACTTGTTTTTCATGTTATATTCACCGTATGCCGTCCCCTTGATGATCTGACCGAAGGCCGTTGATTCCTTCTTCTGAATGAACTCATCGTTGAAGTAAAATTCAATGCACACACCGTTCTTCTTGGTGTATCTCTTTCCAAGATCCGGTGCGATCCCGAAGAAATCAAAATAGGGATTGACAACGGAAATTGCGTTTCCGAAGAAGATCGCAACCACACCCTCACGCATACGTGCGATTGTTTCATACAACTCCATGAAAACTTGTGCCTCATTCCTGATATAGTTCACACGTCCCTTGTCAATGATGAACTCATCCATGATGATCGTCTTGACACGTGGAAAGGCAACGGATTTCAACTTCATGGACGTTGACAATGCGATCAGATAACCGGCCAACTCCCCGTTGATGTAAAGTTCATCACCCTTTTGTGACAAGTCATCTTTTGGAAAGAAAGGACGGATGTCCGCCCAAAAATCTGACAACGTTTCAATTTCCGTATAATACCGCCTAACCCACACGAACTGATCACCATTCTTTTTGAATCGGTTGATGCATAACTTTTTGCCTGAAAAAGTCTTGCCCCCGCCACGATTTCCAATGACGTAGTGGAAAACGCAACGTTGCGACAATAGGCCGGATATATCATAATATATTGAATTTGCCATTGTATCACCTCATAGAAGAAAGGGGACGTTTCCGTCCCCTCTTGTTGTTATTCACCGAACCATTCATCCAACTTCTTTTTGTTGGCCTCTGCGGTCATTTCGTCAAGTGCTTTGATCTCTGCCACTTCTTCAATCCACAAAACGGGATATTCAAGGGATGCGTTCAAATGGCACTTGTCATCAGGAACGATAACATAACAGTTTTTGTCAGGAATGTTCTTGACTGTTTGTCTGAACTTCACGTCAATCAAACGTCCGTTCTTTGTGGTGGTCTTGAAGGTGTTGAACTTTTTGCCTTCTTTGGTTGATGCTTGTTTCACAATGATTTTGAAACTTCTCATGATAACTCCTTCGGGTGTATCTACCCTTTAATAAATTTATTTCTGAATGGGTTTGAACCCTTTCATTCTTAATTTCTCACGTGCGTATTCGTCATCCACGTGAACTCCACTGACATTCATGAACCCGTATTCGCAAAGTGCTTTTGAATAGGCATCATCCTTGTCACGTGCCTTGACCACCGTGTATTTGTGGTCATAGTCCGTCCCGTTCCTGAACGTGATGATATATGTTTTCATGACGGGAATTTGATAATATTCTTGATTAACCAACTTGTTATAGTATTTGCGATTCATAGGGATCCTCCAACAACTCTAACATTGAATCTTCAATGCTTGCATCCAACTTCAAGAACATGTTGAATTGATCCATTGTCAAGAATTGTTCATCTACATCATCCATGTCCATGTCCATGATCTTTTCCAATACTTCATGAACTTTCTTCAATGTTGCAAATCTCTTTGATTTTTCCATACTTCATTTCCTTTCCGCAGGAATCCGCCTGCGGTCGGTGTTTATTTAGTCACTATTTCAATTATATCTTCAATGGTTGTGCCTTCCATGTGAATAATGAATTTAACGTCAGGACAAAGTTTTGATTTCACTGTATATACTCTACCAAACTCATTCATTCCGGGTGTCCATTCACTTTTGAAATCATCTGCATTCAAGATTATCTTTCTTGCCATGCGTTGAAGTTCATTTTGTGATACGCCTTTGGGACCATGTTCCCATTCGTTGTTTCGCCATTCTCTGATTTCTTTCATTCTTCATTTCCTCCTGTCGGGAACGTTTGTTCCCTTGACACTTGATATACTAGCACATTAACAAAATATTGTCAACAAAATTTTGTAAATTGTCAAAAAATTTTTTCATGGTTGATTTTCACGGGTGTGATCGCAAAGTTCACATATTCCAAGGCCACCCCGTCAGGGTAGATCTTCGGTGTTAGTTTTGAGTGGTTCCGATAGTCAAGGCCGTTTTCCTCTGCAACCTTCCATGCATCAAAGCCAACACGGAAATTGTCCCACGTCATCAACTTCTTCACGTCCGGTGTAGCACCCGCACACGTCACGTGCGGGACGTTCTTCTTATCTACTTCAATGTATGTCTTGGGCCTTATATAACGGCCTTTGATGAACTCATTTTCAATCTTCCACAATCCCAACTTGCCTGATTCCTCCCAATCAATATCATCCTTCAAGGCCTCCGGGATGTCATCACGTGTGCCTATGAAGTGGATTGAATCAGTGTCACAATACACTGCACGTCCTTCAAACTTGTTCCAAGTGGTCACCAACATCCTTCTTGCATACGCAGTTGTAAACGCAGCATAGGGACAATAAAAATGTGACGGCTCAACGTGTGGATCTCTATTCAACTTTGTTTCCGGAACATACTCAACCGGTTGATCAGGACCGGCATAGACGGAATCCTTCGCATATAAGAAGTATTTTGTCCCGTGCTTGCCGTATGCACTATTCATGACAACCTTTGCCTCCGTTCTATTCAACTTTGCCTTGATATACTCCGGATTGCTTTCAAAGTTGGGATCCGTGGCCTTGATCTTGGTCATCACGTTGTCTGCCTTCACCTTCTCTGCATAGAACTTGTCAATGAACTTCTTGCCGTCCATGTTGGAGGATCCGGAAAACTCATAATGAAAATACCACTTGTGAACCGTGAAATCATAGTTCATCAAATATGTTTCATAATCCACGGACGTGAAGAAAATCACGTCCTCATTGTATGGATCTTCTTCACCATACTTCATCCAATCAGTTGATTCCCTCAACCACTGCCGTCCGTATTTCTCTTTGATCTGAATGCACGGCAAGTTGTGATCCTTCTTCAACTTAAAACTCACCCTTGCACTTGCGATCCACGGCCGTTTGCTTTTGAGATCAGGCGGACCGTCCACCTTCTTGATCCTCCCAAAAGGAATAGGAAAGTTCCTCAAACAATATGGATACATTGAATTGACATCAATGACGGTGATCTTCTGATCAATGGATGTTTCCACATAATACGGATTGACATAAGAGATCCCGCCCGTGTATGCCTTTTTGAAATCTGACCACGTGAAATAATCCGGAATATAATATTCAAAATCCTCAATCAGACGTTGGCCACTTTCACGAACCTTCTTCACAACTTCACGTGGCAAATATCTAACACGTGCGTTGTGATAATCTTCAAGGCCCTTGACGGCAGGAACCCGCCATTGTTTGATGCCTTCATACTTTTGTTTATAGTTGATATTGCCCGCCTCATCAACACACGATTCCTTGAAGAATGTGAAGGCCTTTGAGGCCCTTGTGCGGTAAATCGTGCCAAACATATTCAACTGCATCCTCAATGCCTCTGCAAGCACTTCACAGTCTGCACGAAGGTATTTAGATTCACGTTCAGTCAGGACGTGTCCCTCCGGTCTTATGGCCTCATAGAAGTCACGATCCTCTTGAATTTTGCGGTCTTTTGTGCTATATTGAATTGCAAGTTCAGATAATTTTTCAGGAAATAACTTCAACGTGTCCCATATATAAACAAAGGCGGGTGTTGATTTGTTCACCTTCTTTTCCTTGACAATGATCAAAGAAAACCATTGACCGGCAGTTGTGATGTTGTGTGTGAACAACCCGGTCATGTCCTTTCCCGCCTGCCAACGGTCCATGAACTCACGGTTTGTCATGTATTGATAACCACGTTTGAACAATGCAGGAATGATGAAAGATCCGTCAAATTTTAAGTTGTGAAATCCAATGTCATAAACATCTTTGTCCGTCAAGATGCGATCCAAAAATGATGATATGTTGTTGCCTTCAACATACTCACCATTGACAAAATCAAGAAATCCCCATGCCCACACACGGACGTTCTCTTTCTTCTCATCCACATAGCATGTTTCAAAGTCCGCAACCGCATGTGTGACATAGGATTTATTGAAATTTTTTGCGATTGTGTATGGTAAATATTTTCTTTCTTGCATCTCTTTTCCTCATTTCCTTGGTTTTGGTTGCTACGTGTAAATTCTTTTACTTACTCCGACTTTTGCCTTTTTTCGTTTTGCTTTTGGTTTTGGTGCTTGTGAGATCGTTGAATTTGACGGGAATAGTTCTTCAAGGCGGTTGATATAGCCGGTCACTATGTCAACATATTCGGTGCGGTCAACACCGATAAACTCATCACTCCGAAAACTATTCCTTTCAATCTCATCCGTTGGATCTGCATGATCAAAGAAGTTGGACATTTGTTCAAGTGACAATCCCTTGATCTTCTTTGCAAGATTTGACGGCAATCTACCATTCTTTGTGAGTATTTCCCCGGCTCCGTTGTCAATGGCAACCGTGGTCAATGCCCTGATGATAGATTTATAATATCCTTGTTTGACATTCTCTGCACTGCGGGAATAATCATCACCACCCCACTGTTCAACGTGCCTTCTGAATCTCTCATAGTCCTTTTGGCTTGCAAACTTCTTGGATCGTGAGAACACAACCTTTTCACCGGCCCAACTGCTTTTGGATCCATAATCACCAACCAAGGCCCTGATCGTTGCATCACTCTTGATGTCCTCTTGTTGAATGAACTCAAACGTCCTCTTGATCCTTCGGTTTGCCCTCTGAATCATCAAATCAAATTCATGTTGTTCCGCCTTCGGAACGATATATCCACTATTCTTTGCCATGTCTGATGCCCTCTAAACCCTTTAAGACCTCACTTTCTCTGAAATCTTCACACATGCCACAATCACCCACTCTGCGGATCTGATCATAACGATAACGTTTAATATTACCACAATCACACCTCACCCAATAATAACGCAAATATCCATTTTGCTTTTTAGTGAGTGATCGTGCAATTATTGTCAAATGACCGTGACGTTCACCAATCTTCTTGTCTTTCATGCTTTAATCCTCCTATTATAGTCATATATCCACACTTCATCACCATTCAGGACCATGACGGCCACCTTCGTTCCCTCCGGACAAGTAAATGTCAGATAGGCCCTTTGATCACTCACTTCATATCCCATGATGTTGAATGTCCGATATTCTTTTAATATAGCATTTTCAATTCGTTCTTTGTATGGTAAATATTGCTTTTTAATTTTTTCTTTATATTCACGATATAATTTGCTATTATCATATTTATTTAATGTAATGCCT